GTAACTTTAGTTGGAATTGCGGTTTAACAAATCCTTATATTGACGGAAAAAGGGTCAGCCTGCTAATTGTGGGCTGACCCTTTACAATTATTATGCGATTCCACGTTCTTGGCCTACCTCACACCGTCACTTCCGAAGAATACGTCGCCTGCGCGTTTACTCAGAAAGTGCTTAAATTCATACGCATGTGGAGGCGCTACAGGCCCGAGGATCACATCATCCACTACGGACACGTAGACTCTAAAACCGACGCGCAAGAGCACGTGGCGGTGATGGACAACGACGTTTTACAGCGCACCTATGGCGGCTACGACTGGCGAAAAGAGCAGTTTAAGCATTCCGCTAACGATCTTGCGGCAGAGACTTTTGCGCTACGAGCAGCGGCAGAAATTGGCGTTCGGAAACAGCCGAACGATTTCATTCTAGCATTCTGGGGCGGCGGCTGCGCTAAAGCGGCTTCAATGCATCCCGACCTGATTACGGTTGAACCCGGCATCGGATCCGGCTCGGCGTGGGCAAAATGGCGGTGCTATGAGTCAGAGCCGCTTCGTAGTGCGCACGTTGGCACTGCGGGGGTTAGCTACTGCGATCCCAAATGGTACTGGACTGTGATCCCGAATTACTTTGACCTTAACGACTTTGACGAAACGCAACCACGGGAAAATTGGGCGCTGTATATTGGGCGGCTGGGCGTCAACAAGGGGTTAAACATTGCCATAGACGCCTGCGCACGGGCTGGAATTCAGCTCGTGGTTGCGGGACAGGGCGAGGCCGACTTCCTAAAGTCCCAGAACTTAACAGCATGGCCGGCACACGTTGATTTTATTGGCTACGCGGATTTAGAGACGCGCAAAAAGCTGATGGCGCGGGCAAAGTTTGGGTTTCTTTTAAGCACGTACTGGGAACCATTTGGCGGCACTATGGTCGAAATGCAACTGTCCGGATGCGTGCCGATTGTCAGCGACGCGGGCGCGATGACGGAAATCATTATGGACGAGGTCAACGGATTCCGGTGCTCTAACATGGGAGATATTTTGCGGGCAATACGTAACGTTGACAAAATCAACAGAGAGCGTATGGTGGCATTTGCGCGGTCGAACTTTTCGCTGGAAGCTGTCGCACCAAGATTTGAACGGTATTTTCTGGACGTGTTATCAGTCTACGAAAAAAAAGGATGGTACGAGGACCACAACAGGGAACTTGGCAGGGGCTGGCAGAAGGGTCTAAACTACGCTCCGCTTTACGTGGCGGGCTAGGGTAGGAACCCTATGAAAACACTACTCGCACGCTTACAAGAACCATCCACCTACGCAGGACTCTCCGCACTTCTCGGCCTTGCTGGCGTTCAGTTGCCCGACGCTAAGTATCAAGCTATCGTTCACGCCATCGCAGCCATCGCAGGCGCTGTGGCAATTTTCCTCGGCGAGTCCAATGGTCCTACTCCTCCTCCAGTCGCTCAGTAGTTGGTTGCAGTTGCGCGTAATCACTGCCCATTGGCAACTTACGCGAGAAATTGAAACGTATTGCGATGAAACTGAAAACGCTATACTCGCCGCTCGGGCTGCTGGCAACGACGCTCTCGCTGACAGGTTGCGCCAGCGTTTCGAGCGTGCCGCAGGGATCGCTTTACCCGCCATCGGGAGTCCTGCACCTGCAACAGGGGCAGACGTACCGAGCAACGGGCGTTGAAACGTGGCACTCGGCGGCTAGGTATCAAGCGTTGGAATTACAGCTACTCGACGCAGTCTCTGCCATGAAACATTTACAAAACCGATGAGCCGACACATTGACGATATCCTTAGCGTCGGTTATGTAAATAGCGTGGCAGTCGCAATTTCCGTGAGTGAGTTTGAAACGGGCTTGCGGATTTTCTCGCTGTTTTTGGCTATTACCTACACGGGATACAAGTTTTATAAAGCATTACAGGCAAAATGATTGCGCCGTTTCCAGACGAGTCTACACAGGATTTTCTTGGACGAATTGCTCAGGCTCTCAGCGAGCATTTTGAGGTTGTGCAAATTTTTGCGCAGACGGAAGCCTCAGATCACACGGACGTTTTTAACGTTGGATATGGCAACGTCTTAGCTCGACAGAAACAGATGGAGAACTGGTTGGAAATGATGAGCGGTAGCGAAGATGAGGAGGAAACCGATGATGAATAGCACCGCACTTAAATTTGTTTTGTCGCAGGAAGGCGGCTATTCCAATGATGCCGCAGACAGCGGTGGCGCAACTAATTACGGAATCACACACACTGAGTACAACGAAGACCGCATTGAGCGTGGGTTACCAACCCAATCGGTGCGACTTATCACCGCTGAGGAGGTTCGCTCAATTTATGAGCGCAAATACTGGCAGGCTGGAAAATGCGGGCAACTGCCTGCACCACTGGATTTAGTCCACTTCGATGGGTGCGTAAACATTGGCGTGGGCGGGGCAACCAGGCTGCTGCAAAAAGCGGTGGGCTCGAAAGTGGACGGGGGATTTGGCCCGCAGACTTTGAAGGACGTTGAGCACGCATTAGAAGACAACGACGCCAAGGCCATCGCGTTAAATATCATCGATTTGCGTCGCGAATACTACCGTCGAATTGTTGACCGTAACGCAACTCAAGGCGTGTTTTTCAAGGGCTGGCTTAACCGCTGCAACGCTCTGCAACTTGCTGTAAGTGAAGGCGAGTGTAATGCGTTTCGTTGCCGAAGTGATCTAGCGCATGGCTAACGTTGTCCGCAAATGGCGGCGCTGGATGGCTGTAGGGTGCTCGCACGGGCACCTAGCGGATCAAGCGTTGTTGCGGCAAGTGCTGGCATTTAAACAGCGGTTTCAACCGTCACTTACAATTCACCTGGGCGACGCCATTGACCTCGCCTGTCTGCGCGGAGGATCAGCGGGCACCGCTGACGAGGCTTGCGATCCTGAGGGGGACCTTAACGATGGGCTCGCGTTTCTTTCGCAGCTTCAACCGCAGGTGTACCTGCTCGGCAATCACGAGGCGCGGCTGGTGCATCTGATGTCCAGCCCTAAGGCAATTGTTTCCGCGCTCGCGTGTCGAGTTTACCAACAAATTCAAGATCGAGCTAAAGAGCTAAAATGCAAAGTGATCGACTACGATTTTCAACATGGCTGGTATCCGTTTGGCGACGCATTGGCCGGGCACGGTTACATGATCAACGAGGCCGCCGTGCGCGACCACGCCGAGGCCATTTGCACGGGAACCCACAACAAAGTGATCATCGCTCACCTGCATCGAGTCACACAGGCAGAGGGGCGCAATCGAGCGCATCCGACGGGATATTGCGTGGGCTGGCTGGGGGATCCAAAACTAACGACATACGCAGCAAACAGACGCGCAACGACTTCATGGTCCCGAGGATTTTCTTGGGGAGAATTTACCGACAACGAAACTCAAACATGGCTAGCAAAAGAAACCAAAAGTCAGACATTCAAGCTCCCGGTGTAGGCTGGCTAACTGAGCTAGCACAAGAACTTAACGTCAGCTTTCCACCTGAGGGCGAAGGCTGGGCCACTATGACGCAAATTTGTGAAGCAACCGGGCGAGACCACCAAAACATTCGTGTGCTTCTTAAACGCCGAAATGCGGAAGTTCGCAAATTTAAAGCAGTTAACGCAAGCGGCAGAGTCATAATCACGCCTCATTACCGGCTTACTGGTGAGTAAAAATAAAGCTTTTCAGTGCCTACGGTCTAAGGTTTAGTTGCCGCCCTATGATCAAAATGAACGGCACCGAACTGCACTGGACTCCGCGCAATTACAACAACGGGCCAACGTGTAAAACGCTCGATTACAAGGCGCTCGGAGACATAGTTTTGCGGGCAATTGCTGATGGCAGAATCAAAAGACCGACGGGGACGCCTCAGTTTAACATTGTAAAGCCTTCAAAGGTTCAAGATTGCGCGGTGTGCGGCGTTCAGTTTGAACAACCAGAAACTGGGAAACGCACTACCTGTGGCGTTGAATGTAAAGGCGTGCTGCTTCAACGGTTACAGTTGACGCGCAAGCGGTTAGCGTTTGTTTGCGAGGAATGCGCGACTCCGTTTGATTCTGTAAAGCAAGATGCGCGTTTTTGTTCGACTCCGTGCAACAATAAGGCGGCAAAGCGTAAGCAGAAAGCGCGTAAACGCAGCGACTTAACTGGCGTGCAAAAATAATTGAAAAAAAGTGTTTACGTTGCGTGGGGCGTTGGCTAGGTTTAGCAGCGTCAGACGAAACCTAAACAAAACAATCCAATGAACATCACCTGCACATCCCAAATTAACACTCTCGAAATCATCCGCGCAATTGCTGCCACAAGCTTCCAAGATCCTGCCGTTGTTAGCGTCATTGTTGACGCAGCATGGGGACAAGTCGAAGTGCTGCGCAATGGTGAGTGCCGCGCAGCACGCTAGGCCGAAACGCCCCACCGGGCGTCTGAGCGTAATGCGCTCACTGACGAGGCCGTCAGCAACAACCAAACAAAAACAAAACCAACCCAATGAAAGCCACGACCTCCTCCCCAATTACTGCAACTTTCCGCACCATCGGCAAGCAGCACACTTACACGGGCACGAATCCAGTCCAGTTCGCACTGGACGGGAAAACGGCAGCAGCAGTCGAGCTGCTGTTCAGTGAATTTCACGAACTCACTCAAAAGGAAATCTGGGACGTAGTGAATGATGTCCCCAACAGGAAACGTCGAAATCGGCTTGCCAAGTTGGTACGGCGCAAGTTGGTACGGCGCCAACTCAGCGCCAAGGCGGCGTAAAGGCCGAAACGCCCTACGGGGCGTCTGGCGGTAATGCCGCCACTGACGAGGCCGTCAGCAACAAACTCGCCAAAAAAATATGAACTTCCCAGAACTATCTGAGCTAACCCTCACCGAAGAACAAATTACCCGCCTTATTGAGGCGGCAACTGATGACTCAAAACATTGGGTCAAGGAAGCGCAAGACGGCGTTCTCCCTAATGTTCAAACGATGCACCTTGACTGGTGCATAAATCACGACTTGATAGAATCTGGAATTGATGACGAAATCATGCAGCGGATTTCGTTTCGCATAGCAGAGACAACCAACCAATGAACACCCGACGCTACACACTTCCAATCGGCTGGGCCTGCATGGCGCTGGCCTTTGCCGACCTTCTAGGCATCCACGCACACCAGGGGCAGCCCGAGGCGGCGATCCTGCTTTGCCCGCTCATCGGCGCGGTTCTCGTCGCTATCGCGGCGGCTAAACGGGCGAGGTATTTCGCATGACCTACGCACAAATCGACAAAATGCACGAGCAAATCCGTGCGCTTAAAATTTCCGAGCAACGCGCTCGGGATCACGCAGTACAGCTTCAGGACGAGAACGAAACACTCAAGGCTCGGCTATCAAGCCAAGCCCGAAAAAAGGCATCCAAATGCAATGGTCTCAAGGGAGGCCGACCCAAGAAAAACAATGACAACACCAAGACACTCTAGCCTCCCCAAGCTCGCGCTCTGCGGGCAATACGAAGGCGCACCAGGCAAAGCTGGGCCAGCTGCACAGCGAGGCACACAATTAGACGCCATCTTCCGGCAGGCGTGGCAGACGGGAGATATGGGCGATCATAACGCCATCAGCGACGATGACGCAACGGTTGTCCGCTGGGCAATTAACGCGCTCATGCGGCTGCGGACGTCACACATGGACATCGTCGAGACTGACGAGGACAAATGCCGCGTCCGCACGCCTGGCATGGAGCATGTGGGAACCGCTGACGCAATCTGCGTTCATGGCGGCTGGCACGCGGACCTCAAGACGGGTCAGATTTACGACTACGAGGCGCAGATGGCCGCGTATGCTCTCGGCTTGATGCACGAGCACATGCGGGGCAGCTGGACGGCGCACCTGATATTTGCCGACCAGCAAAAGGTAATTAGCAAGACGTTTACGTATTCCGAGGCCCGCGAAATCGTCGCCAAGGTGTTAGCCAACATCGGCACCGCGCCTGTTATCAACGATTATTGCGGTTGGTGTCGGCATTCACTGACCTGCTCGGCTAGGGTGATGGCGACAGAGACGACGCTGGCGACAACGCAGGAGACGTTTGCGGCGATGCTTGCAGATCCGTCGCGGCTGGGCGAATTCCTGCTACGCTGCAAGACGTTCGACGATTTCCGCGAGGCGGCAGAGACGGAAGCGCGACGGCTACTCGGCGAGGGCGTTGAAGTTCCGGGGTGGCGGCTACAGAAACCGCGAGTTAGCGAGTTCGTTGACGCCGAGGTGTTAATTGGCAACCTTGCTAATCTCGACCCCGTCGAATTACTGCGTGCTCACGGGAGTATGTCAGCGGCTAAGGCTCGCAAGATTTGGCCGGACGTGCCAGTTGCGAGGAAGGAAAGCAAACCGGCACTCGTAGCCAGCAAATAATTTAGTCAGGGGGCCGCGCATCCGACACGCGGACAAAACCAACCAACAAAACCATGCAATTAGTACCATTCACAGAAATGCAACAGATGGCGGAGGCCATCGCAGGATCAGGCCTATTCGGGCTCAAAACGCCACAGCAAGCACTCGCACTCGGGTTGCTCTGCCAAGCCGAAGGCAGACACCCAGCGGAAGCAGCGCGGGATTATCACGTCATTCAAGGACGACCGACGCTCAAGGCCGACACAATGCTCGCACGGTTCCAAAGCGCAGGCGGGCGCGTAGAGTGGCCCGTGTACAGCGACAAGAAAGTCGTCGGCGTATTCAGTCACCCGAGCGGCGGCACGCTCACCCTCGACTGGGACTGGGAGCGGGCTAAGTCAGCCGGGTTGGCAAGCCGCGACACTTGGAAACAGTATCCTCGTCAAATGCTGCGGGCTCGCGTCATCAGCGAGGCTATTAGGACGATCCTTCCCGGTGTGCTCTCAGGTTGCTACCTGCCCGACGAGTTGCCAGAGGTGCCGAT